AGTATGTATATGTTTGCTGTTCGACGGTTTGATATGACATTGTTGGTGTATTTTGTTGCATACAAAATATATGCAAAAAAATATTTCAATTTTCTAGTTGACTTCACTTATTTACAATGTTCCAAATGAGTAACATGGTGCTATACGTGAAGATGTGTAATACTATCATTTGAATTCATTTGATGGATTGTAATTTGCTTCCAATTGTTTTGAAGTATGCATTATTATACATCACTGGTTTGTCGAGTGCTTTTGCGAGTGTTTTGTCGCTTATTTGTAATTTTTTGATACAATCGTATTTACAAACAAATTCTTTTATTAGATTACCACTTGAATCGTATTGTCCAATACCGTCCTTATATAAAAGTGGTTCTCCATATTTTTCTATAAATGCATCTCTCAATTCTTCTGGACATTTATCGAATAAAACATAATAATGGCCTTTTGTCAATGATTCGTTCTTTACATGATTATCTATGGCGGAGGATGATTCATATCCGTTATTTATTGCCGCGGTTTTTCTATCCAAATATACATTTATGATTTCATTTTTTTGGCTGTTTAGTTTTGCAATATAGCCGAGATTTTGTGCTTTTGTCTGTTTTGTGGGTGCAATATTTGTTATTATATTTGGGTCGTTATCACGTTCAACATACATCCATCGATACCCTTGATAAACCGTGTTTTCAGTAACCGCTTTTTGTATACTTGGTCGTTTCATAACAAAATTCGATTCCTTTATACATTCGGCAACAGATTCAAATACTTTTACCAAGGTTAATCCTTCGGGATGGATTTGCTGTAATCTTGGACCGAGGTTTACTAGTGGTTCTTGAAATCCGGTGGTTGTTTTTATTTGTGGAGGATTTATTTTTTCTAATATTTCTTTGTTGGATTTTTCTAAATTTTTGATTATTTTCATCATTTCTTTTTGAGTATTCAATAATTCCTTTATTTCAAGGGTATAGTTGTATTGTTCTTGCATTTGTTTCGATGAAGCGATAACGTTTTTAAGAGTTTCATTTTCCACGAGTAAATATTTGATATTGTTATCGAATTTTTTTATGTTTGTATTTACGATATCTAATAACATTTTGTAAGTTAATTTTTTTCCAATCAATAACAATTCGTTCGCGTTTTCATGATTAGGCAAATTAGTTACTTTGTTGAATTTGATATGTTCATGGGATAAAATAAAGCTTTCGAAATCCTTACTATTGTCTACTGAAAAACAATCTAATAATAATGCTTCTTCATAATTATATTTATGTTCATTGTATCTACCTTGAACACCTTTTCGACTTTCACCTACTTTTACTACATAGGTTCCATCTGCATTTGTTTTAACCTTTATGATATAAAAGACGGAACCAATATTACCATATTCACGAAGTAACATTTGTTCTCTTTCTCTCAATACCTTTTCGTCTACTGTTTTTTTATTTTTTTCTTCTATTTGGACGATTTCATTTTTGGCTTGTTCGAGTTGTAATTTTAATTCATTACTTTCTTCTTGTATTGTTTGTTGTAGTATTTCTTCTAATTTTATAAAATATTCGTGAATTTCTTTTGCTTTTGATGTTTCCGCTTTTATACAAAATAGTTTGAAGGTTTTTATAGAAAGCATGAACGTTTCTTTATTATGACCGCCATGTTTTTTTTCTTCACTAGATTCTTGCTTTCCCGGTTGGGAAAGCAAGTTTTTATAATCTATATCAATGATAAAATTTTTTTCTAATAATGTTTTTGCTTTAACTTTTTGTTGAAAACCTACCCATTTCCATACGTTATCTAAATCAATTACAAAATCAGTAGTAGAATTATAGTTGAGGTAACAATAAAAAGAAGATACAAATAATTGTTGTTCGATTTCTGTAAAATTTTGTTTTATTTTTATTAATAGTTTGTTGTTGTAGTCATTCGTAAGTTTTGTGATTGGATTGGACTCAATCAAGTTAACAATATCAAGCGATTGCATGATTATAATGTATATTATACAAATCTCTTTATATTGTTTTTGATTGTAATAAACAAAAGCAATATTTTTAATACTATAAATATTTATAGTATTAAATTACAACACTAATTAGCGTTGAAAGATGTTTAATTACTGTAAGCAACTCCAGCCATTCCACTCATGACTCTTAATACGTTGTATGAAAGAGCATAGACACGGACTTTGGCGGTAGCAGTTCCAGAAACAGTTGCAGATGATAAGACAAGTTGTAAAACAGCGTTATCAATTCTGGAGAAGTTGCAACTGCCGCTTGGTTGATGCTCCTCTGGTCTCAATGCAAAGGAGTAAACATTGATACCAGTATCTGGTGCGCGGGTATGATGTTGGAATGGTTGAACAACATCGAAGTATGATCCTTCGCGTTCAGAGAAACGGTCTTGTCCGTTAAGTTGTAATTTGGCAGTTACAACTGGGTTCTCTCCCCAACAATGCATGTCAAGGGCGGTTTCAGCAAGAACGAAAGTTCCAGCATCAGATAATCCAGATGCAGTTGGGTAAGTGGCGTTATCTTGGGCTTGGAATCCAGCATAGTTGGTTCCTCCGGTAGCCCAGTCAGCAGCGGCAGCACTGGTTTGAAGCATTGGGATATCAATTGCTCCTGGCATTTGGAATAATCCAGATGAAGCAACAATGAACGAGTTAGATCCAGCGGTTTCAGCAGATCCGCCGAATGCATGGATAGCATTCGGTAAAGCATCAATGGCATCAGTGTAGTTGAATGGTTGAGCACCTAGGGTCTTGTATAAGGTAGTTCCAGATTCAAGGGATGAGCAGTAGTCAACGTTGGAGTCAGGTTGAACAACCCAGATTAATTCCTTGCAAGGATGGTTGAAGTTCAACTTGATTTTGTTTGAGGATGAACCAACAGATTCATCACCGGTGAATTGAAGTTGTTCAATTAAGTATTCGTGTGGGTTTTGTGCCATCTTTCTGCGTTCATCAGTATCTAAGAAGATATAGTCAACGTATAAGGATGCGGCAACAAGGGATTGTTGGTAAGCACTGGTAACTGATTGGGTTGAGCCATCAGTTGAGGTCATGGATTTGACTGCCCATAAGCATTCTCCAATTGGACGGAAATCAATGTTGATTTTGACTTCGTGGTATTGAAGAGCGATTAAAGGAAGAGCAAGTCCAGGGTTTCTGCAGAACCAGAATAATAGAGGAATGTAAAGGGTGGTTTCTGGTAAAGCGTTTCTTGGAGCACAAACTTGGTTTGGTCCTCCAGATGATGAACAAGCTCCAGCAACATCAGCGAATTGAGGATCAGTGATGTAGACTAATTGGGTGGTGTGTCCAATCATCTTGAAGTATCCGCGTTGTTGTTCATATGAAAGGGTAACTTGGTTCCAGATGTGCATCCAGTCACCATATTGACGGTCAATGCGTTGACCTCCAATTTCAACTTCAACTTGGGAGATTAATTGTTCACCAATGAAATCTAACCAACGAGCATATACACCACTAGTTCCGGAGGTGGCTTGGGATTGGTTGATTTCAGGTAAAGTGACTTGTAAGTAGGTTCTGTAAGCCAAATCACCATTTCTTGAGATGGTGCAAGTTACTCTGCGTCCAAAATCGGCTTGTCCAGAGAAAGTTTGTTCAATACTTTCCATGGCAAAGTTAGTGTGTCTGCGGTATGATACCTTCCAGAAGGTAATTTCAGGGGTTCCAGTAAGGAAAACGTCTTGTGCGCCGTAGGCGACTAGTTGCATTAATGCTCCACCCATTTTTATAGGTTATATACTAATCCAAGAAAAAAATTTGGAGAAATTGCTAAATTAAATGAAATTGTAAATTAATACCCACCTTTTGTATAATACACCGATATCATACCAAACCGCCAATTTCAATACGAAGAATGCAGACACTTCCTTCAACTAGTTATTCAAATTCGATATTATAAAGTTTTCCAAATAATTTTCTTGGAAAATCTCGCGTTTATTTTCATGTTTTTTCGTAAAAATGTAGTTTTCGGCAGATTTTTTAACTGTCCACCCATCATTTAGAGCATTATTTAGAAACATCATTTTTTGGAAATGTTTACGGTCCATTTTAATATTATCCGGTATGTCTAAATGTTTTTGATTATCCATAAAAATACTATATTATTTAGGAATATTGACAAATACCATATTTTGACGAAAATATGAGATAATCGGCTTAATACAACAACACCTGACACACCAGTTTCTTTAACACCGCTCGCCCTACCTCCAGCGATAATATAATATGCTGTTTTTGAAGTAGACCCCATTGTGATAGAGCCAGTGCTGCCAGTTGTAGTAAAGACGGCTACATTACAACTATTTATTTCTATCTATTTTTGCGCATTTAATTTACAGAACTATAATAATATTATTATGTAAATAAAAACATAAAAACGCCACCCTATTAAATCTATGAATCAAAACAAAAAAATAATAGTAAAAAATACACATACTGCAAATACTATCGATGAAAAACATACCGAAATGTTGAATTATTTCCATGATTTAGAAATCAATGTTATTCCCCAATTAATAAAAGAAAAGAATCATTTGAAACATAAATTGAAAGAATTGGATAACAGTAAAATAGATATATGTATGGATATTCGCGATAAAATCTGTAAAATCAAATTAGAAATTCAACAACTGAAATCAAAAAAGAAGGAATATTTGTTAGAGAATTCAAAACACATTTTTGAATATTTCGAAGAGAAAAAAAAAGTATCGAGCGGGGATAATAATCAAAATGTCAATATACTCAATTCTTTTTTTAAAATAAGAGCAAAAACCCAAGAATCTTCGAACCCGAATAGTGAAAAATATAGTCAATCGAAGAATTCATACAATAATTATTGGAAAAATGTAAATAACGAGATATTGAATATACATGATTTTGTGGTTCCGTCTGACGTATGTGAAGTATGTCATTTAGGAGAGCTTATTCCACAAGACGAAGAAGGCATTTTAATATGTAATAATACGAATTGCGGTAAATTCATTACCTATATTGTAGACAGTTCTAAACCCACCAATAAAGAGCCCCCCAATGAAGTATCCTATACGGCATATATTCGTCTCAACCATTTTAAAGAGATTTTATCCCAATTTCAGGCCAAAGAGACCACTCAAATACCGGATGAAGTCATTTCGGCCATTCGAAATCGTATTAAGAAAGAACGTATTACGGATATGTCTCTCATTAATTACGATAAAATGCGCGATATTTTACGTAAACTAGGACTAAATAAATATTTTGAACACATTCAATATATAAATTCAATGTTTGGTATTAAACCGCCCATCATGAATGAAGAATTGCACGAAACATTGTGTGTTTTATTTATCGAAATACAAAAACCATGGGCGGTGCATTGTCCGGCCAATCGCACAAATTTTTTCAACTATACTTATACATTGTATCAATTATGTGTTTTATTAGACCAAACACAATACTTACCATATATACCCATGATGAAGGACCGAGAGAAACAATTAGAGCAGGATATGATATGGAAGAAAGTATGCAATGACCTAGATTGGGAATTTTTCCCTACCGTCTAATCTAATAATTTTGTTCGCAATATTGCAAACAATATTATTTATATCGTGGAATTTATACAGCGGCTAATTTAAGTCCTCCTACCAAACTAGTTCCTAAACCAAATCCAGCGCCTCCTCTCATGGAAGTTCCAATGGATGGGGCAAATGAATCTAAAATGGCGAATGCGGCAGCGGCGGTTAATGCAATGACTAAAATTTCTTCAACATTTAATGGTTTTCTTGGAGCAATTAATGCAACTAGACCAACGGCTAAACCTTCAATCAAGTATTTGATGATGCGTTTAATGAATTCGGTTAAATCGGCGTTCATACCTATTATATAATATTGCTAATATAATATTTTTGTAGAAATTAGAAAATTAAAATAGAAATTCGATTTTTGTGAATAAAATTATATATTTATTTTAAAAACACTTAAACATATTTTTTGCTAAAGATTATTCTAGGATGTCTTCATTCGAACGAAAAAATTTGGAAAATGGAAAACCTAATCCTAAATATATTGATTTATGTGATGAAGATACACCAATTGCCGGACAAAAATTCGCATGCATGTCTTTTGTATCTCCTGAAAAGATTTTGAAGAAGCGCGAATTATTTATGTTTGACCAATTTTTAAAACAGTATGATTTTACTAAATCTATGAATAAATTTTTGGATTTTGTCCATTTTTTATCGTATAAATATAATCTAAATGTCGAGGAAGTGATGAACGATTTGAATGAATTTTCGAAAGAAGAAGAAGCTAAATTAAAAGAAACTCCAGTGGACGATGATTTCAATACCTTTATGGATAAAAATGAAGATAGATTAGCCGTCCAATTCCAACGCGAAAATGCATTTCAAACATCAGTAAGAGGTTTAAAAGTTCGTGGTGTATTTTCAACACAGGAAGAGGCCGAAATACAATGCAAGAAATTACGCGAATATGACCCAAACCATGATATCTTTGTAGGTCCAGTGGGTATGTGGATTCCATGGGACCCAGATGCTTATAAAACCGGACGTGTCGAATTTATGGAGGAAGAGTTGAATAAACTTCATCAAGAAAAGTTGAAGAACGAAACCAAGGCCAAACAAGAGTTCGAACAACGTATTAAAGATACGAAGAAGAAGGCGATTGAAGAAAATATTAAATTGGCCGAAAAATCGGGTAATGTATTGACCCAAACCATGGACGAACAGGGTAATTTGATTGGTGTTCGCGAAACAGTTGACTTCGAAGAACGCGAGGCGGCCGATGTAGAAACCACCAATATCCGTAATGAAATGTTACGCGAAACAATTTTAAAACAAGATGACGTCAATGCATCAGAAATAAATGAACAACGTGCGGATAGTATTCAAGTTGAAATGGACACTGACGTATAATATATTTACTTATGTGAATAAGTATATTATTCTGCAAATTCACTGGAAAAATATTACAAAAAATTGAACTACTTTTTTAAAAAACCTAAATAAAAGAACCCACCAAAAACCAATCTAAAACTACTTACACCCTTGGTAAATGGAACAATCTGATAAAACAAAAGAGTTTATTCATAAAGCATCATTAATTCATGGTGATAAATATGATTATTCAAAAGTTCAGTATAAAAAAGCAATAGAAAAAGTAATTATTATTTGTAAAACACATGACGAGTTTTCACAGCAAGCGAATTTGCATTTAATGGGAAGTGGTTGTGTAGAATGTTTTCGTGAAGGAAACACACTTTTACAGAGAAGTAATAAAGAAGAATTTATAAAAAAAGCAAAAAAAAAACATGGAGATAAATACGATTATTCAAAAGTAGATTATACAACATCAAACAAAAAAGTTATAATTATTTGTAAAAAACATGATGAGTTTCAACAAACTCCTGCTAAACATTTACAAGGAAATGGTTGTAAATTATGTGGTATATTATCTCAAACAGTTAAACGAAGCAGTAATACAGAAGAATTCATAGAAAAAGCAAAACAGGTTCACGGAGATAAATACGATTATTCAAAAGTAGAATATACAACATCAAACAAAGAATTGATAATTATTTGTAAACAACATGGTCAGTTTCCACAAGTTGCGAATTCCCATTTACAAGGACACGGTTGTAAAATATGTTTTACACTTATAAATTCAAATAGTCAAAGAAGTAATACAGAAGAATTTATAAAAAAAGCAAAAGAAAAACACGGAGATAAATACGATTATTCAAAAGTAGAATATACAAGTTCAAAAGAAGACATGATTATTATTTGTAAAGAACACGGTGTCTTTAAACAAGAAGCACAAGGACATTTACAAGGACACGGTTGTAAAACATGTGCTATTCAGTTAATAGCAAATAGTCAAAGAAGTAATACAGAAGAATTTATAAAAAAAGCAAAAGAAAAACACGGAGATAAATACGATTATTCAAAAGTAGAATATGTAAAGGATAGAAGTAAAGTAGTTATAACTTGTAAAGTTCATGGAGGATTTGCGCAAACTGCACGAGACCATTTATGTGGTTGTGGGTGTTCAAAATGTGGTAAAGTTTATAGAAAAAATACAAATGAATATATTGAAGATGCAAAAAAAGTTCATGGAGATAAATATGATTATTCAAAAACAATATTCAAACGAGCAAAGGATAAAATTATTATTACTTGTAAAAAACATGGAGATTTTGAACAAGAAGCATATTGTCATTCAATTGGTATAGGTTGTTCGATTTGTATGAATAAAACAGAAGCAAAATTATACGAAAACATAGTATCAATATTCCCATCATTACTAAAACAATTCAGACAAGAATGGTGTATTAATCAATTAAGTAAAACAAATAAATACTTACCATTTGATTTCTGTATTCCCGAATATAAAATAATAATTGAATTAGATGGACCACAACATTTTATACAAATAATGAATTGGAAAACACCAGAAGAACAATTTGAAAACGATAAATTCAAAGAAGAATGTGCAAATAATAACGGATATTCAGTTATTCGTTTATTACAAGAAGCCGTAATGAACGATACTTACGACTGGGTAAAAGAATTATGTGATGCGATCGAAGAAATAAAAACCAGAAATGAAATTACAAATGTATATTTATCTAAAAATAACGAATATGATAATTTTTAGATAGATTGTTCGTCTTTCTTCTTTTCTTTCTTTTTCAAATAATAAGTTCGTCTCCATTCCTTCAACTTTTCTGGATTTTCATTTTTTAACTTGTCCACATAATTTTTTGTTCGTTCTTTAACCTTATCGCTGTTATTTTCATAATATTTTAGATGTCTTGTGCTATTCGTGTATTTTTTCAAATGTTCTTCTAATTCCACTACATGTTTTTCTAAACTTTCTATTTTTTGTTTCAATAATATATTTTCATTTTCCATATTCATTATATAATTAAGGTATATAATGAATATATTTTTAAGTTTTTTATGTTATAATTTTATATGACGCATCATAAAAGTGAAGATTATAAAGAACGAGCAGTTCAATATTATTTAGTTGAAGATAAATCACAAGATGAAGTATGTAAAATATTTGAATGTTCCAGAAGGAGTTTAATGCGTTGGGTAAAACAATACAAAAATAAAGGTAATGTAGAAAGACAACACAGAACACCAACTGCATACAAAATTAAAAAAGAACATATCCGTTTTATCAAAGACGAAATCAATGGAAATAAAACAATTACCGTGGAAGATTTATTATTTTTGCTCAAAAAGAAATATCCATCATTATCGTTAAGTCGGTTTCATTTGAATAGGGTAGTAAATGATAATAATATTACATTGAAACTTACAAGAGTAAGGCATGAACCAACACAACGTTGGGGTAAAGAAGTTAATATAAACGAAAAACTACAAGAGTTTTACGATGAAGTCAAAAAATACAAAATAGATGATATTATTTGTATAGATGAGACAAGTATAAAATCATTACAAAAACGAAATCATTGTTATAGTCAAAGAGGCAAACGATGTGTAATAAAAACACAATCACAAGATGTATTCAATAAGTATACTGGAATATTTGCTATTTCTGTAAATGGCGTAGAAGGCTGGGAATTATATGAAAAAGGCGGAATAAATACTGAACGACTTGTTGAATTTTTAGAAAAGTTTATAACAGAAAAATACAGAAATAAAATAATTATTTTAGATAATGCTTCTGCACATAAAAATGATACAATTAGAGATTTAGTAAATAAACATAATAAATTGTTGTATAGTGTTCCTTATCAACATTTTAGAAATGCTATCGAAAATTACTTTAGCATGTTGAAATCAAAATTACAAAAGTTTAGTGGGTTAAAATACGAAAACTTGAAAGAAAATATAGTAAAAGCAATAGAGATTATACCGAATGAATATTATAAGAACATTTTGGAAGGTGCTTATAATAGGAAAGAAAAATATGTTCCAAAGAATAAAACTCGTAAAAACCCAAAGAAACGGTATTTATAATGGGCGTTTTAAATGTGCAAAGGTGTAAAAAAGAAAAAAATAAAAAGTGGGTCTTTTGACTCATTTTTTATGTGATTGCCCATTCTTTACCATTTACTTTTTTTAACATTAATGGCCGGTGCCGCATTCTTCTTTTTGGCTTTGCTAGGGTCAAACGCTTCGTCTTCATCGTCAGACCCCATCATTTTAGACGCTTCCCAAAATTCTTTCGAACCTAGTTTAAAATCCGGTCTACTTTCCGCTTTATACCAAAAAATCTGGTCCTGTAATTTGTTCGATTTCGAATTATTATTGATGACTAAACATTCATAATTTTCGGTGGTTTGGTCCATTACCGAATTAAATGATTCAAAGGTGGGAAACATAGATGCATAATTCTCCCATATTCTTTTTCGATTTGTCATAGTGGGCTCTCTCAATATAAAAACATAATCTATATTTGTGCGCAGGTTGGGTGGAATACCTAAAGGATATTGCATTGTAATGACCAACATCACTTTCCAATGTCTCCCATTCATAAAAAGAGCACGCATCAATTTATCTTTGGTCCATGTTTGGTCATATAAACAATCATCTAAAATGACGAATGCCCTAGGGTCGGTGGTTCTTCTACGATACATTTCAACCTCTTTATGAACCGTTTTCAATACAGTTTTTTGTCGTCGTAAGACATTTTCGATGAGAGCACTATTATATTCTTCGTGAATGAATATTTTAGGCACATGGCTCGCATAAAACCCGTTACCTGCTTCTGTTCCCGAAAT